AGTGATCACCGTGATCGGCATATTAGTAGTAAAATCAAAACCGCCATCCGTCTTAGATGACAATGTTGTTTGTACGACTAAATCTTTTAACAGTCTGAACGCCTTATCTACGTTTCCAGTTATTAGTCCGCGATATCCCATTAGTTTGCCCTCCACCAACTGGAGCTGCCAGCACCAATTAGTAAAGGTTTAATAAGTCGCTTAACGTTAGCTGGAATCAAGCTAGGCGCAATGATAGTTTGAAGATTTATGCTACTTACAGACAATGCTGTAACAGACCCTGTATTATCCAGGAGGCCATCGTTATTTAGTAAATGATAAGCAAGCTCATACGTTGCTCGTACGACACGAGCAGGTACATTGCTATCTAGTGTAATCTGTGTACCAAGTTTTGTATCAAAATAATACCCAGCTCTAGGAAATGCCAGTAGCTGAGTATCATCGATAGTTGTGCCAACCCATAATTGGTCATCTAAAACACTTGTCGCAGTGACAAGTGATTGCGCCTTCTGAGTAGGCGATGCATCTGTCCAGGCAGCTACGTCAAGGCGATCTCCAAAATAGAGATCAGCCTCTTCTACAGTTGCATAAGAGTTAATCCCTTTTGTAAGTGCCATTGAAAGCTTCTTTTATGCGTGGAAGACTGGCAGAATGCCCAAGCTAAGAGCAGATGAAGCCTTACGCTTCCAAGTACCAGTAGTGGTAACGCCAACAGTAGCGTCAGTGAACACTTCGGGAACGCTACCGGTTACAGACTTCATATAGGCGGCATCATCGGGAAACACAGTAGTAAGACCGGCCCAGTCGTAACCACCCGGATGAGCAACATAGCCCCAACGATACCAGATGTCGGTAGAGCCGCCGCCGTTGTAGGCACGAGCATCACGGTAGATTTCAACAGGCGTGGGTACATTCAGAGCTTCCATGGCGATAGCGCCAGGGAGAACAATGAAAGATGTCTTAGTAGAACCGGCATTGATGTCAACACCAGCGCCAGTGTTAAGCTTGGTCAACTGAGCAGCGCTGAAAGACTGAGCAGCGCGAGTCTGAATCAGACGGAACTTGCCACCGAAGATGGTATCGAAAATGACATTAGCTTCAGTGACCTTGGTCTCATCAACCAAGTTAGCTGAACGCAGGCTGGCAAGCGTCTCAGGAGATACGACCAGATAGGCGTAGTCAGGCTCATAGTCCTTCCAAGCCATGCCCATAGCATTCAGGAAGCCCTCTGCACGAGCAGCGCCTTGAATAGCAGTGGTAGCAGCAACAACAGGAGCAGCACCAGCCAGGTCCACGTAGAAACCATACTTTTTATCAGCAGGGTCATTAGTAAATGTCTGACCGCCAAGGCCAGTTTCGCCAGAACCGGTAGCAGTGCCATTCAAAGCTTCACTGAGAGCAACACCTTTTAGAACTGAGAGGATGGCGTTGTGTTCATCTTGGGCACGTGTTTCGCCGAAGTCACGACTAATCTTAGCCAGACCGTCTTGTTGCGTAACAACTTGAGCGAGATTGACTTGCGAAGCACCATGCGTACGGACAGTCTTGACATAAGTCGAGAAGTCCGAAGTATAGCTAGTAGTAGCACCAGCGCCGGCAGCTGTCAAGCTAGCAACATTGATAGTTGGATTGATTGGTTTGAACCAACGAACTTGACCGATGAAGGTTTCAGTGTCGGTGTTGATATTTGGGTTAGGGCCGACAATACCTGTGCCAGACAGCTTACGAGCATTTGTGTAAGCTTCGTCAGAGTACGCGCCAAGAGCAGCTTGGAGTGCATACGTGTTAGAGCCATTTACATTATTGACAATAGTAGCCATTTAGAATTCCTTAAAATTGAGGTAGTTTACCGAGTTTGCCTTCAGCTGCAAGTTTAATAACTTCATCTTGTGACATATCGAAAAGAGATTTTGGTTTGTTGGAAATAGCAGGATTGCCATTTCCGCTATTAGAGGCAGATGTACCTGCTCCACTATTCACTTTTGCTTTGAATAGAAATGACTGTTCTTCATCTTTAGAAAAAGCTTCGCAATACTCTTTAACAGAAATCCCAGAACGGTGCACCCACTGTTTATGTTCATCCTGTACGAGATTGGAAGTAATCTCTTGAAACGCCATTTGAGCTGCCTTGTCATTCCTAAACGACATGCTTCTCAAACTCTCGCGCACTGTCACGTCACGGCTTAATTCCGTATTACGTTTGGCAAGTGCCGCGTTAGCTGCGCGCTCCTCAGCTAGCTGGATTTCATAAGCTTCTTTAAACTTACCTTCTTCAGCCAGCTTTTTAAGAGTAGCTTCTCTTTCTTTAGCTTCTGCTGCGGCGAGTTTAGCCTGACTCTCATCACGCTGTTTATAAGCGCCATCAAGTTTTGACTTAATATTTGCGAGTTCAACGTCAAGACGTTCTTTTACAATCTTAGCAATGAGCTCGCTATCGCCAGCACCACTTAGAGCAGCTTTATCAGCAGCGGCCTTGTCAGCAGCAGCTTTCATTTCAGCATCAGCAGCAGTCTCAGCAGCTTTTACAGCGTCTGCAACTTTTTGTGCTTCAGCAGCAACTGTCTTAGTGGTGTCATCATTTACATTTTCGTCAGCCATTTTGTTTTCCTTAAGGCACAGCCTTTAGAGTTTAAGTAGAGAGCACAGCCCTCGTTGATTCAATAGCCACTAGGACTATTTAGTTTGTGACAAGGTTAGTTGTCGAATTCTTTAAAGTACTGGGGATACAATTCCCAAACTTTGTTAATTGTCTGTCGAGAAATACTACGTATGCAGCTTTCGATGCTGCAATATTTCTATCTCGACCTATCATGAAACCTGTTTTTTGGATTGATGCAGTAGTATGGATAAGACTAACTAAAGTCTCATACATATATCTTAACATTTCTTAGGAGGTTTCGGAGCTTTTTTCTTAGTTGCCATTGTTCATCCTATACCGTAGAAGTAGCGATTTGTTTTAAAGTCGTTCTTGAGAGGTACAAGAACATCTTCGCGTTTAAGTATATCGTCTTTCGTAAGCGTCTTGCCACCTACAACAGATTTTCCAACCACAGGTATCAGGCCAATACGTTCAGCTTCGTCAAGATAAGCATCATACATTTCTTTCGGCATGCCTCTGGCTCGCATTTCTTTCAATGTCCATAGGAGTGATTGGGAGTCTACAGCCTTGGCATAAATTTCTTTGATACCTTGTCTGGCTGGAATCATTTGTGCGGCGTTAGTTACAAACGCGTCGTGTCGTTTTGTTAAATAAGCTTCGTTACTGCTTATTAAGGTTTGTACTAGTTAGTTAATAATTAGACCAGTTATTTCCTGAACGGATCTGCTGTATGTTGCCTCTTGCAACATTAAATACCAATCCGATCTCGGTATTCGTTTTTCCTTCAACAAACATTTGGCGTATCTTAGGAATATCAGCTGGTGTTAGCTTAATAACAACAACTCTATCCTTAAGTGGGCCACCTACGTGTTTCCATGTATTTCCGAGTAGCATTGCGCTAATGGTTCCACGATCTAGCCCATATATCTCTGCTAAGTCTTTTAAAGATTCACCTTTAGCAGCTGAAATCCGAATAGCTAATACATCAGCTTCTGTAACTTTGGCCAAATAACTAGACTCACCTCTAGGCGCTAGTCCATTTGTTACAGCATGCTGCATGTTTTCAAACTGTGTAGCCCACTCTAAATTACTAAGATAATTATGACGCTTATTACCATCTTTATGATTCACCTGTTCTTTGCATTCAGGATTAGGTATAAAGGCAATTGCAATTAAGCGATGCACCATTAAATTATACTTACCGAGTGGTCCATGCAGACTTACATAATTATAGTCACCACCGTTTATAGCAGCTGTTGACAATAATTGCATAGTATTACAGTTTCTAATCTCACCATCCGTGCTAATGTCGTACGGATAGCCTTCAATCTTTTTTCAATTCATATCAGTTTCTCACTTGTGCCTAGTACGCACCTTCTGCAATTTCCATAGCTATGTTATATGCAGACCAGACTATATCTTCTAGAGCGTATTACTCTAGTTGGGCATTTCGAGCTTACTTAAGCTCTACGGATTTCATAACCTTCCAAATAATATAATTATAAGAGTAGGTCGTCTGTCCTAGTCGTTGAACCTTCAAAAGCATTTCTGCTAAAGCTTGGCTGCTGATTGACCATTAACGAATGGCGTTTCCAGCAATTAACCCAATTTTATAACGGCAATTTCATCTACCGTTGTAGTCATCACATTGTTAGCTTTACCCCATAGATGGAAGTTTTTTACAATGGTCGCATCGTTCAATATGTTCAATGTGATGCGTTAAATCACACCAGTTACTTAATAACTTCTATATGTCACCATATAGATCAGACTATCTCTTCATAGGCAGCAATGCTACATATGTTCCGCACTTCGAAACCCAATAACTTGGCTTCTACAGACTTCATAATCCTTAACTTAATAATAGGATCGTATGTCTTAGTCGTTACACCTTCAGATGCTTTTCAGCATAAGCTTGGCTCGGTATTGACTCCCTAACGAGGAGTGTTTCACCGAATTCACGGAATTTATTCACGCCAATTTGTCTAGCGTGATTACTGTTAACACCATAAGCAGTTCTTGCTCGTGTTACATCAACAATGTCGTTGATCTTACCTTCTTTGTTCCTGAACTCCTCCCACCACGTTCCTTCAGTTTTCTGAGGCACTTGAAGGATGTTTGTAATCCATTTACCATCAGCATCTTTGTACATAAGCTTTTCTTCAAAAACTTGTGTGTAGTGTTGCTCTAGTATTTTGCCATCAAAATTGACGTTGGGCACATTTGTCCAGCTTTTCTCAAGCTTGTTAGGTAAACCTACTTCGATACCTTTTGTGATATCCTCAGAAAACAAAGAATATTTTCCGATCTTAAACCCTGTTCTTCTACGAGTGGCTGGATCGACACCTTCTACAATCTTAGACAACATCGAACCAGGCACGTAACCTGGAATACGCCGAAGTATCT